CGGCCGATGTTCAACATGGTCGAGGACGTGCGTCGGCACATCTCGCCGGCGGACAACCCGAAGAGCGACATCATCGACTTCGCGGACGGGACGATCGTGTACAACAACTCGGCCACGACGGAGAAAGACCTGCAGCGCATCTCGACGCGTTACGTCATCGGGGACGAAATCTGGCTCTGGAAGAAAGGGGCGGTGGCGCAGTCGATGGCCCGAACGAAGGCCTACGAATGGACGGCGAAGAAACTGTATCTCTCGCAGGCCGGCATGGTAGGCGACGACCTCGACAACATCTGGGGGATGACTACTCAACACGAGTGGAACATGGTGTGCCCCCTATGCTCCAAGCTCCAGCCCTGGGACTGGAGTTTCGTAAGGTTCCCAGAGCAGGCCAAAAGCCCTGCCGGCTGGAATCACCTGATGGTCGAGAAGAACACGACCTACGAATGCTCAGGCTGTAAGGCCCACCTACCCGATACGAACGAGACGCGCATCGCCTGCAACGCCGTGGAGAACGGGGCGCAGTTCGTCCAGATGGCGCAACCTCAGAAGACCGGGTGGGTCGGGACGCACGTCAATGCATTGGCCTCTACGAGCTGGGGCTCATTGGCCGTGGACATGATCAAGAGCAAGGAGGCATCCGAAGCCTACGGCGACGAGGAGGGCAGGAAGATTTTCAAGACCAAGTATCTGGCCATCCCCTGGAGCGACGACGGTGGGGCCATGGTTGTCTCGACTGAATCCTCAGACTACGCCCTTGCCGATGACTGGGAAGCCGAGGCGGTCATCACGCCGGCGGGGAAGGTCGTGGACCGAGAGGGAGCGCCGAACGGGAGCATCCCTTTTCGCGTCGTCGGAATCGACGTGCAGCGCGGCCACTTCTTTGCGGTCTGCCGCCGCTTCGCCAAGTCAGGCCATAGCCGTTTGATGGCCTTTGAGAAGCTGGAGACGTGGCAAGACCTGGACGACTTCGTCAAGCGGACGGGGACGCACAAGGCCATGATCTGCGTGGACTCAGGTGACCAGACGCAGCTCGTCTACCAGCAGACGGCGGTGCGTGGCTGGAAGTGCTCCAAGGGTTCCGGCGCCGAGACGTTCGCGGTAGGCGACCGGGACGGGAACACCGTCCGCCGATTCTATTCGGAGAAGCAGGCCATCCTCGTCCCAGGGACGCAGGCCCGGGCATGGCTCATCTCGTTCTCTAACGTCATGGCCAAGGATTTACTCCACGGCTTGAGGGCGAGGAAGGTCTTCGGATTTGCCCGGGATGCCTCGCCTGAATACGTTTACCAACTGAATTCAGAAGTCCGCGTCCGCGATCGTCGGACGGGTAAGGCCACTTGGATTCTGCCTCAGGGCAAGCGGGACAACCACGCCCTCGACTGCGAAATCCTTTGCCTCCTCGTCGCCGTGCGCTGGGGCGTCGTCGGCCGAGAAGCCACCGCGGACGACTTGCAACCTGGGGAAGGTCGGTCAACATGACTACAAGAGGAACGGTTCCGAAGCGTCGTAGGATGTGCGCCTGCGGAGGCATAGGGTCGGGGCCGTTCCTCCCCTCCGTTGCCTAACCTCGCAGATTTATGCAAGGACTGTTCATCGGACTTTCGGAAGACGAGCTGCTGGCAATCAAGGCCAAGGCAGTCTCGATGATCATGGAGGGCAAGGTCCTCATGTCCTACGCCGACTCCGGGTCGTCTTCTACGAAGCAGTTCGCCTTGCCCCCCAAGGAGATGCTTGCCGAGGCCATGGGGGCGCTGTCTCAGCTGGACCCCCAGAGGTACGGTCGCCGACGTAATGTGATCAACACCCGTTACGACAACCGTAACAACGACTCTAACTATGGCCTCTAAGTCTAAGAAGAAGACCACCCCTAAGCGTGCCGCGAAGGCGCCGAAGACCCCGGCCGTTTCTGGCGAGGTCGGTCCTAAGCAAGTGGCCTATAGCGAGAACTTCGGCGGCGGCGGCTATCCGCAGACTCCCCGATGGGAGAGCGTGACGCAGAGCAACGCCCGGCAAATCATGTACACGGGGTCGAACGTGGACGCCCGCCGCGACCTTCGTTCCCGTGATCGCAATGTCATGGTCCGCAAGTGTCGGTACGCCGAAAGGAACTACGGCCTGTATAACCAAATCCTAAACGATATGGTCTTGTACACGTCGGGAGACGGCATCCGTCCGCAGTCCCACGCGAGCACGCCCGAGGCCGCGCGCGCCTACGAGGAATACTTCGCCGAGAAGTCCAAGCGCATTGACGTAACCAACCGTTTCAACTTTGCCCAGTGCCAGGGTATGCTAGTCCGCGCGCTCATCCGCGACGGCGAGTGTTTCGCCGCCAAGGTCCGCAACGCCCGAGGCGAGGCGAAAATCCAGCTCATCGAAACGCATCGAGTCGGTGACCCTGCCGACCGCGATACGCCCGAGCGTACCTGGGACGGCGTGCAGTTCGGAGACTTCGCCGAGATCGTCGGCTATTGGGTCTACCGTTCCGACGGCTCCAGCCGCTTCATGCCGGCCAACACGATGATGCACATCGTTGACCTGACGTCGTCGAGCGCGGCCCGTGGTACGCCCTTGCTGCAACATTCGGTCAACAGTTTGCAGGACCTCGACGAAATCCTCGAAGCCGAGAAGCGCGCGGTCAAGGACCAGTCGGAGGTCACGCGCGTCCTCAACAAGGCAGGCGGTTTCATTGACGACAACATGGCGGCCGAACTAGGCGGCGGCGACCGATGCTACTCCGGCATGGTCGAGCAGGCCGGCGGCAAGCTCATCGTCCTGGAACCAAACGAGAAGCTGGAACATCAGGAGTCGAAGCGACCCTCCCAGACTTTCAACGGATTCGTGACCGAACTCCAGCGCGACATCGCCTTCGGCTCACTACCCTTCGAATTTGTGGCCAATCCCCAGGCCTTAGGCGGAGCCTCCATTCGCCTAGTCACCGCGAAGAGCGCGCGAGTCTTCTCGAAATATCAGACCGTACTCATCGACACTTTCTGCCAACCGACTTGGGACTATATCATCGCCGACGGCATCGCCTCCGGCGAAATCCCCGACGACCCGAAATGGTACGCGACATCGTGGACCACGCCGAAGAGCGTGACCGTTGACGGTGGCCGCGACGCCGCGAACGATCGCGCCGACGTGGAACTCGGGCTCCTGAGCATGAGCGAATTGTACGCCCAGCGAGGCCTCGACTTTCGCCAGGAACTTGCGAAGCGAGCCGACGATATGAACTACGTCATTGGCCTCGCTAAGGAGAAAGGCCTCCCGGTCTGGATGCTCTACAAGCCCGGCTTCAACTGGCTCCAACAGGGGCAGGCCTCTAGCCAGACTCCGACCGACGTGGCCGACAACCTCGACCTCCCGCCTCCCCCCGAACCTTCCAACCCCTAATAACTGTGCGCTTTCTTTCTAACGGCTTACGCGGCCTTGAGCCGCTCCTGATTAACCCGGTCCGTGCGAAGGACTACGTCGAGGCCTCCAAGGCCGCCGGCCTGGGCGACATGATCGCGCAGCTCTTCGGCGAAGCGCCCAAGCCCTACGTTGTCGGGACCACTGCGGTCGTCCCTATCTCAGGCCCCATCGGGAAAGGCCTTTCCCCCATCGAGCGAATGATGGGCGGCGCCGACGTTGACGTCATCGCCGGCTGGCTTGAAGAAGCCCAGGACAACCCAGCCGTTGACCGCGTGCTCCTCGCCATCAACTCCCCGGGCGGCACGGTGACGGGCGTCCAAGAACTGGCCGACATGGTCGCCGGCTACAAGAAGCCGACCCGCGCCTTCGCCGATAACATGGCCGCCAGCGCTGCCTACTGGATCGGAAGTCAGGCCGACGACTTTACCGTCACGGCCAGTTCCCAGATCGGGAGCATCGGCGTGTATATGGTCGTGCCTAATCTCGAAGAATACTACGCCGCCCAGGGCATCAAGTTTGAGGTAATCGCCGCGGGCATCCACAAGGCCGCCGGCGCCGAAGGCCTCGCCCTGACGACCGAGCAACGCGCCTACCTCCAAGCCTCGGTCGAGTCTACCCGTGACGAGTTCCGCGCCGCCGTACGAAACAAGCGTACCTTTGTGCAGGACTCCGACATGGAGGGTCAGGTCTTCACCGGGCGAGAAGCCGCCGCCAAGGGTCTTGCGACCGGGGTCGTCTCCAACCTCCGGGAAGCCCTGGCTACTTTCTGACCCCTGACAGTTGCCCACCTCCGCAATCTTTAGAACCATGACTATCGAAGAAAAACTCGTCGCCGCCGA